AGCCGATTTCAGAGCTGGCTACCTGAAGTTTATAGTGGTATGCCTAACCGTGTTGAGCGTTATATGCAATATGACCAAATGGACATGGATAGCGAAATTAATGCGGCATTGGATACAATTGCGGAATTCAGTACACAGTTTGATGATGAAACTGGTACTCCTTTTAATGTTGTATACAAAACAGAACCAAGCGAAAGCGAAAGCAAAATCCTAGAGCAAGCACTACGACAGTGGTGTAACTTAAATGACTGGGACAGACGCATGTTTAGAACATTCCGTAATGTTATTAAGTATGGCGACCAACCGTTTATTCGAGACCCAGAAACATGGGAACTAATGTATGTAAATCCACAAGACGTATTAAAAGTTGTGGTTAACGAAAGCGAAGGCAAAAAGCCCGAGCAGTACATTATGAAAAACCTAGATTTAAACCTACAAAACAAAACTGCTACAGAACCGCTAGAGCATAATAATACATTTAGCGGCGGCAGTAATGCTGGTGCATTTGCTAGTATGGAAGGCCGTAGTTATGGTGCCACAAGCAACAGTGGTGGCAGTGGAATGGAAGAGCAGGAATTTGCTGTAAACAACGAGCATATGATGCATGTTGCTATGACAGAAGGAATGGACGTAAACTGGCCGTTTGGTACAAGTATACTAGATCCTATCTTTAAAACTTACAAACAAAAAGAATTATTGGAAGATGCTATTATTATCTACCGTGTACAACGTGCGCCTGAAAGACGTGTGTTTTATGTAGATGTTGGTAACATGCCTCCACACAAAGCCATGGGCTTTGTTGAAAGAGTTAAAAACGAAATACATCAGCGCCGTATTCCTAACAAAACAGGTGGCGGACAGAATGTTATGGATGCACAGTACAATCCATTAAGTATTATGGAAGATTACTTTTTTGCACAAACTGCTGAAGGACGTGGAAGTAAAGTAGACGTATTGCCAGGTGGACAAAACTTAGGTGAGATAGACGATTTACGTTTCTTTACAAACAAAATGCTTAGAGCATTGCGTGTACCAAGCAGTTACTTGCCAACAGGTCCAGAAGATGGATCAAGTTCATATAATGATGGCCGTGTAGGTACAGCATTTATTCAGGAATTTAGATTTACAAAATATTGTCAGCGTTTGCAGAATATGATTCAGCCAACATTTGATAAAGAATTTAAATTGTTTTTGAGAAACAGAGGCTTTCAAATCGAAAGTAGTTTGTTTGATTTACGATTTATTGAACCACAGAGCTTTAGCCAGTACAGAGAGATTGAGATAGACAATGCACGTGCTGGTGTGTTTAACCAAGTAGACGGTAGTGAATACCTTTCACGTAGATTTATACTCAAGAAATACTTGGGATTAACAGATGATGAAATTTTAGAAAACGAAAGTTCTTGGTTAGAGGAAAATCCTGATGCACAAGGAAGTAGTGCAGGTGGAGATGGAGCAGGACTAAGCAGTGTAGGAGTTAGACCGAATTTAGACGGCGGTGGCGACTTTGATTTAAACACTGATGACGATCTAGAAGATGATGCAGATGCATTAGACACTGGAGAATCTCCAATTAGCGGAGACGACGCTGATACGGACACAGGAGATGAAACATGAGATTTCAGGAATTGAGAGAATATTATGAAGCGGAAGATGATAACATCAATACGCTTAAAGTAGATGACACACGCAGAGCTAGAATTACGCTCAAACATCTTAATAAATTACGTAAAAAACGTGAATTAGACAAGCTAGAAGACGGCGAACGTCAACAAAATCTCAGTAAAATCTACAGTAAACAAGCTGAATAAGAATACTTAGCACGGTGGTCAGTTTATAAAAACACCACTTTTTGCATTTTTCTATGCTTTTTTCATAGTAAAATGCTTTGGTTACTAAATATCATTGACTTTGTAACATTATTGCTGTGTCATCATTGAGGAGTAAAGCAAATGGATAGTAAACAAAAACTAGAACAAGTCCTCGAGTTGGTGATCAACGAGGAGACTGAAAAGGCCTCCGATCTACTACACGATATTTTCGTAGAAAAATCACGTAATATTTACGCTGATTTAATCGACGAAGATGCCGCTGTAGAAGACGTGATCGAAGAAGACGAGGATAAGGTCGAAGAAGAAGACCTTGAAGAAACAATCGACGTTAGTGATGAAGAAGATGACTTCATTGAAGATATCGCTGATGCAGAAGAAGAAATTGAAGCAGAAGAAGCGTTTGGCGAAGCCGACGATGATGAAGCTGAAGATGATCTTGCATCAGAATTAGCTGGCGACGATAGCGACGAAGGTGCCGAAACAGACGCCGAAGAAGCTATGATGAATGTTGAAGATGCACTAGCAGAGCTAAAAGCTGCTTTTGCTGAATTAACTGGCGACGACATGGAAGACGAAGCTGAAGATGAAGGTGAAGAGATGGAAATCGAAATGCCTGCAGAAGAAGCTATGGAAATGCCTGTTGCTGAAGAAACATCAGAAGAAACAGAAGAACTAGAAGAACGTGCTGATATGAAAGCAGTTAGTGTAACTCACGCTGACGGCGCAGACAGTGCGGCAAAATCACCAGTAGGTCCAGGTGAAGACATGGGCGGAAAAGCTGTAGATATTGCAGGTTCTGAAGAGTCAGGTGGTAGTGCTCCAGCTGCAAAACCAATGGGTGTAGACGGTCCACAAGAAGCCGGCGAACCTCGTGCGGTGAAGGGGTAAGGCACTATGTTTACACCACTGAGAGAAGTAATCCAACCAGGTAATGCACATGTTACTACTGAAAGCGTTGAAGAACGTGACGGTAGTAAGAGTCTTTACATGGAAGGTATTTTTATTCAGGGTGGTGTGAAAAACCAGAATCAACGAGTGTATCCAGTAAGTGAAATTTCTAATGCAGTGGGAACACTGTCGGAAAAAATTAAAAAAGGATTCACTGTTTTAGGTGAAGCAGATCACCCCGACGATTTAAACATTAACCTTGATCGTGTTAGTCATATGATTACTACCATGAGCATGAAAGGCAATGACGGAATCGGAAAACTAAAGATGTTACCCACCCCTATGGGTAATATTTGTAAAACGTTACTAGAAAGTAGCGTAAGACTAGGTGTTAGCTCAAGAGGCAGCGGCAATGTCGATGGAAGTGGAAATGTATCGGATTTTGAGATTATTACAGTGGATATTGTAGCTAATCCAAGTGCTCCAGATGCGTATCCAGATCCAATTTATGAACAGATTATGAACCACAGACGTGGAAGTAAAATTTGGGACGTAGCCGACGCAGTAAGATATGACACCAAGGCGCAGAAGCACTTGAAGAACGAAGTGCTCAACTTCATTAAAGACCTAGGGAGAGATTAAATGGATATTGAAAAAATTCTCGGCTCTGAGGTACTGTCTGAAGAAGTGAAAGAAAGTGTTACAGAAGCGTGGAATGCTAAATTAGCAGAAGCACGTGAAGACATTACAGCCGAACTACGTGAAGAATTTGCAGGACGTTATGAAAATGACAAAACGCAAATCGTAGAAGCAATGGAAGCAATGTTAAACGACACTATCAAGTCTGAACTTAATGAGTTCGCAGAAGATAAAGCTAAACTTGCAGAAGACCGAGTTGCTTATAAAAAAGCAGTAAAGGAACATGCAAAGTTGCTTGACGCATTTATTATGCAGACACTAAAAACTGAAATCACAGAACTCAGAGAGGATCGTGAAGCACAGAAGGCAAACTTTGGAAAGCTGGAAAATTTTGTATTAGAACAGTTAACCAAAGAGCTAAACGAATTCCATGAAGACAAACGTTCACTAGTTGAACAAAAAGTCAAAATGGTAACCGAAGGCAAGAAAGTAATTGCTGAAGCTAAAGGTACTTTTGTTAAAAACGCTGCGGAAAAAGTCGAGAAGATCATAGAAAATGCTCTTACAGGTGAATTAACAACACTTAAAGAGGATATTCAGAAAGCCAAAGAAAATGAATTTGGCCGTAAGATCTTTGAAACATTTAGTGCAGAGTTTATGACTAGTACACTAGCAGAAGGCACACAAGTTGCTAAACTCTCTCGTCAAGTTGAGGAACATAAAACTCAATTAGACGAAGCTAATCAGGTCATTACTGATAAAGAAGTAGCTATTATGGAAGCCAAGCGTGAAGCAAAGATTGCAAAAGACATGACAGATCGCAAGGCAAGTTTAAACGAAATGATGGCTCCTCTAAGTAAGGACCAAAAAGAAATCATGGGCGCATTACTAGAAAGTGTAAAAACAGAAAAACTACGTGATGCATTCAACAAGTATCTTCCAAATGTATTATCAGAAGATGCAACGGTTTCTAAGAAAGAAAAGGCAAAGCTCACCGAAAACACTAAAGTGGTAACTGGTGATAAAGCTACAAGCCAGTCAGAGACTGGAACTGCCGAAATTATTAACTTGAAAAAGTTAGCCGGAATTAATTAAGGAGACTTATAATGGCAAACCTATTTGAAAATTGGGACGCAACCAAAGAAGCTCTAACTGACGGCTTGGCAGGTAACAAAAAGACAGTAATGGATACTGTCATGGAAAACACCAAAAGGGCACTTACTGAAAGTGCAACTGCTGGTGCTACTATGGCTGGCAACGTTGCTACGCTTAATAAAGTTATCCTTCCAGTTATCCGCCGTGTGATGCCAACAGTCATCGCAAACGAGCTTGTTGGTGTTCAGCCAATGACTGGTCCAGTTGGACAAATCCACACACTACGTGTGCGTTACGCAGAAACTGCAGCTGGTGCAACAGCTGGTGATGAAGCTTTATCACCATTTGCTATTGCAAACGGTTATGCAGGTAATGCCGCAACAGGAAAAGCAGATGGTACAGCAGCACTAGAAGGTGAAGCTGGACGTAAACTCAGCATCCAAATCCTGAAGCAAACAGTGGAAGCAAAATCACGCAAGCTATCAGCTCGTTGGACTTTTGAAGCCGCTCAAGACGCTCAGTCTATGCATGGTCTAGACGTTGAAGCAGAAATCATGGCCGCATTGGCTCAAGAGATTACTGCTGAAATCGATCAAGAGATCATTGGTAGCTTGACTACATTAGCAGGTACAGCAAGTGCAACATATGCACAAAATGCAGTATCTGGTACAGCAACATTTGTTGGTGACGAGCATGCAGCTCTTGCAGTTCTAATCAACAAAGCAGCTAACGACATTGCGGCAAGAACACGCCGTGGTGCTGGTAACTATGCCGTTGTTAGCCCAACAGTACTAACAGTTCTACAGAGTGCTACAACATCAGCATTTGCACGTACAACTGAAGGTCCTTTTGAAGCACCAACAAACACAAAACTAGTTGGTACTCTAAACAACAGCATGAAGGTTTATGTAAACCAGTATGCAGCCAACGACGACATCTTAGTTGGTTACAAAGGTTCAAGCGAATCAGACGCACCGGCATTCTATTGCCCATACGTACCGCTAATGAGCTCAGGAACAGTACTTGATCCTGATACATTTGAGCCAGTTGTTAGCTTCATGACACGTTATGGTTATGTAGAACTAAGCAACACAGCTTCATCTCTTGGTAATGCTGCAGATTACTTAAACAAAATCGCAGTTACTTCAAACGCACTAAGCTTCAGCTAAGTACGTTACCACAGAATGACAGTGGAGACCGGAACCCAGGGCAACCTGGGTTCCTTTTTCTTTGACTAATTCGATAAATATTGGTAACAGGAGACAAGGATGAGTACTAATTTCGAACAAGGCTTAGATGTTGAGGGCAATGTTAATCTGACAGGCAACATAATAGTCGGTGGGAATACAATAGCAGGTGATGCAAATACTGATAACGTAACATTTAATGCTGATGTTAGTAGTGACATTATTCCTAACTTAGATAAAACTTATAGCTTGGGTACAATAACAAAACGTTGGGATAATATTTTTGGAGATGCACTTAATTTAGAAAGCGGTTTAAGTGCCGCAAGTGCAGTAGTTACAACAAGTGTTACAGCAGAAGAGTTTATTAGCACAAGCACTGGTACTCCAACTCTTAGTAGTGGAAGTGATATTATTATTAATCCCACTGGCCAAGTTAATGTTACTAGTAATATGGAAGTAACAGGAGATTTACTAGTACAAGGTGTCCTGAGCAATCTACTTAATTGGAGTATTGTAGAATCAAGTGGAGTATTAACATTTGTTAATAGCGTATCAGGAAATACAGTTACATTGCCTGATGTAACAGACACACTTGCAACACAAGCATATGTAAATCAACAAATTACCGCTGAAAATTTAGATTTTGCAGGTGATACTGGCGGAAATCTTGTTATAGATTTAGATAGTGAAGTTTTAACTATTGCTGGAGGCACAGGTATAAACACAGTTGGTAGTGGTAACACTTTAACCATTAACATTGATAGTTCAGTTGCAACAAAAACATATGCAGATCAAGCCGAAGCAGACGCAATTACTACTGCTAACACATATACTGATACTGCAATAGCAAGTGCTGGTGGCGGTGGAGGCGCTGTATTGACTGACAATACAACTGTATATCCAGCTGGAGATTATATTGCATTTAATGCAGGGTCAAATCAATATGCTTGGCAAATTTTTAAAGGTGGACAAACCAATGACATTGTTGCATCAGGTCAAGCAACAATATTACCTTTTACATTAACTGCACCAGCTACACTAGGACAATATTCTTGGGATACTGGTGGCAATCATAAGATAATAGTGTTCACAAGAGCGTAAGGAGGAAATAAGATATGAGTACAAATTTTGAACAAGGATTAGATGTAGCAGGAAACGTATTGCTGACTGGCAATATTGTTGTTGGTGGAAATACCATTTCAGGAGATACAGATACAGATAGTGTTACTTTTAATGCTGATGTAAGTAGTCACATTATTCCTGACACAGATAAAACATACAGTTTAGGCACACTAACTAAAAGATGGGATAACATTTTTGGAGATGCATTAAACTTAGAATCAGGATTAACTGCTGATTCAGCAGTTATTGCAAATAGTGTTACAGCAGATGAATTTATTAGTACTAGCACAGGAACACCAACGCTGTCAAGTGGAAGTGATATTATACTTAATCCAACTGGGCAGGTAAATGTTACAAGTGCTATGGAAGTTACAGGTAATTTACTTGTACAAGGTGTACTAAGCAATTTAACAAACTGGAGTATTGTAGAAGTTGGTGGAGTTTTACAATTCCAAAATAGTGTAACGAGTAATACAATAAGTTTACAAAATAATGTTGATGGTACAGTAGCACTAACAAGTGATATAACAACAGCAGAAACAAACATAACTACAGCATATCAAACTTATGCAGATACAGCAGAAGCAGATGCAGTAACTACAGCTAACGCATATGCAGATGCCGCAGTAGCCAACGTTGGTGGCGGTGGAGTTGTTTTTGCTACTCAAATTTTAACAGGAAGTGGAACTTGGACTCCCCAATACAATTGTGCCGCAACAATGGCGGTTGTTGGCGGTGGTGGCGGAGGCGGAGCCGCCGCAACAGAAGGAGATCCTCCTAATGCTACTGCACGTTTTTACACTAGAGCCGGAGGCGGTGGTAGTGGAGGTGTAGTACTAAAAGCCCTTCAAGCCAATACTGGTAACAGTTATTCCTACAGTTGCGGATCAGGAGGATCAGGTTCTCCTCAAGTTATTGCAAATAGTGGACAAGTTAGTAGTGGTAATGGTTCGCCAGGTTCAGGCACGACAATAAGTGGAAACGGAATAAACATTAGCTGTGGCGGTGGAACAGCAGGTACATTCACAGTTACAGGTGTAAATGCATTTGGAGATCCAGGACCAAGTGCAGGAACTGGTGGTTCATCTTCAGGAGGAGATCAAAATATTAGAGGAACAGACGGGATAGTTCAAACAGATAATGACCCTTATAACGTTTCTGGTCCAGGTGGAACTCCTTTTGGGGTTGCTGGTCAACCTCATACAGGACCTTTAACACAATATGGTTTCTTTGGTTACAATGGCTCAGACTATGGTGCTGGTGGTGCAGGCGTTGGCATGGCAGGAGAAGGTAGCCAAGGTAATGCAACTGGACAAAGTGGATCCAATGGTGCAATTTTAATTTTGTATATGGCTTAGAATGGAAAAAACATGAGTGAAAAAGAATACGTTGTAACAGTAAAATCAAATGCAAATTGGCAAGAGTTGCATAATGAATTAACACGAGATACATCTACAGCATCAGATGTTGACAGCAATATTGTGCCTGACAGAACTGTTGACGTAAGACATGAAAAACCTACAAACAGTCGAAATACTCATTATAACTTAACGGATAGTGAAGCACAAGCATTAAATAATGATCCCAGAATCGAAGCTGTAGAAATACCTGCTGAGCAAAGAGACGATATAGAAATAGAATTATTTGGACGTAGAGTAGGTACAACAAAAAGCAATGGATCCGGTAGTATAGATTACGAAAACGAAATACAATGGGGAACACATGCTTGTTATAAAGCAAGTAATATAAGAGATAACTTTGTACAAAATACAGGACTTACAGTTGATCAGCCATATGTTTTGCAAGGCAAAGGTGTAGACGTTGTAATTCAAGATACTGGTATACGGCCCGATCATGCTGAGTTTACTGACAGTAATAATGTGAGTAGAGTACAACAAATAGATTGGTTTGCAGACACTGGCAATAGTGGATTAGGATCACAAGCAAGTAGCTTTTACACAGATACAAATGGACATGGAACACATTGTGCTGGTACAGCTGCAGGTAGATATCAAGGTTGGGCAAGTGAGGCAAGAATATATGCACAAAAATTAGATGGTTTGTCAGGAGGTGGTATAAGCCTAACACACGCATTTGATTTAATAAGAGCTTTTCATAATCAGAAAGGTTTAGATCCAAATACTGGATATAAACGACCCACAGTTGTAAATATGAGTTGGGGATATACTAGTACATATATAA